CAACGCCACCATCAATTCGGCCATCGAAACGGCTCGCGCGAAAGACGGCAAAAAGTGAGTGATGGGGTGGTGGTCACTCTCGAACGGATCTACGAAAAACTTGTGGAACTTGAGATTCGACTTGGCGACCACCCCAAACAACTCGACGACCACGAAAACCGTATTCGCAATCTTGAAATGAAAGTTTGGTCATTCGCTGGAATCAGCAGCGTCGTGGCCGTAATCACATCACTAATACTCACGAAAGTAGGCTAACCATGGCAGACACCGACCTTATCCGCCCGGTCAAAACGACCGCAATCAACGATGACTTCGCAGCTCACATCAAACGTGGCGCGGCTACTCCCGGACTCGACTACAACTGTGCAGTTGGCGAATCGGTTTGGGCATCCGATCGTGGCATTGTTGTTGCCGCGTCGAACAACCCGAACAGCGGTGCAGGTAAGCATGTTGTGATTCGTCACCGAGACGGTTCACAAACCATCTACTACCACCTTTCAAAGGTTTTCGTCGGTAACGGCTCGCGTGTCAAACAGCGTGAGGAAATTGGCAAGACCGGGAACACCGGAACGCAAACGACTGGCCCACACCTGCACTATGCAATCAAAGACAAGTCGGGCAAATTCCTCGACCCCGAAAAAGTGTTCCGCAAAGAGAAACGTGAGGCGCGCAAAGAAAAAGCCGCCGCCGCCGCGGTCATGACTGAAGTTATGACTCCGATGCATGAGATCATCCCCGAATAGGTTCTAACCTTTCTCCCTATTCGGGTGGGGCAGTCGTTCTAGGGGGCGACTGCCCCTGTTTTATGCTATGGTGTGACACACCTACTAGCAGAGGAACATTATGCCCAAGCAACAAGCATTCAACCTTGGTCGCACCATGACCATAATCGCACTTATCGGTTGCCTAATATCGGCTGGCTGGGCATTGTTGCCCGGCACAATCGGTTTGGCATTGGTCTGGTATGGATCCACAGACTGAACGCTGGCCACATGTCGACATCGTCCGTGACGAGCTGCGCCAAATCCAAGCCGAACAAACCGCCGCCAACGACAAAGCGCGAGCTGCACACTTTGCCGAGCTGAAACAAGCCATGTCCGGACACGATAAGACACGGCTACGAATAGAACGTCGTAGGTCTATGAGAACCTTTACTGAACGTATGCTCAGATACGGAGAAAAGGTGCTCAATGAAAAAAGAAAGAATGGTCGCCCGGTCACAGACCGATGAATGGTACAAAGCACGCCAATACGGTGTGTCGGCTACGACCGTTGCCAAGGCCGCTTCAGGGCCTGCCGGATACGATGCCGAACTACAAAACGCCCTATTCCCAGAGGACAACATCGTCGAGGATAACGCCTACATGAAGTTTGGGCGCGACTACGAGGAATGGATCGTCAACGGTCTGCCACGCGAATACCGCATCAAACCAAACGACTGGCTAATCCGAGGCGACGGCGACTACCGCTGGCATCTCGCAACACCTGACGGCCTGAACGATAATTGGTCGATTATTGCCGAAGTCAAAACGACTGGCAAAGATTGGGACGGCACCACAATCCCGATTCAGTACCGTCGTCAAGTGCAGTGGCAGTTGCACGTCACCGGGGCGCAAAAGTGTGTGTTCGGGTGGTTGCTTCGCGCCACATCCGAGTCCGGCGAATTTGTTCCAGCGTGGATGGAACCGAAGCACATCATCATGGAACGCGACGAGGTTATGATTGCTGACCTAATCGAAGTTGCTCAACGATTTATCACCGATTTCAACAACTACAAGGAGATGCAGAATGGCTAGATTCAACTTGGCAGATTACGCCACAGTCCAAGAACGAATTGAAGCGTTCTGGAAAAAATACCCCAACGGGGCAATCATTACCAAAGACCTCACAACCGATTCCGATCGTGACCGCAAACAATGGCGGGTCTATGCCGAAGTGTATTTCACATTCGACGAACTGCGACCGCGTGGCACAGGCCTCGCATTCGAAATCGACGGCGGTGCAGGGGCAAACATGACCAGCGCATACGAAAACGCAGAAACGTCGGCAATCGGTCGGGCGCTCGCAACCGCAAACTTCACCACATCAAAGAACCGCGCATCACGAACAGAAATGCAGAAAGCCCAACGAGGCGCACCATCCGAGACGCAAATCACCGCAATTGACGTACAAAACGCTGCAAGCCTCGACGAACTAAACCTGCTCTGGTCACGCGCAGTAGATTCCGGCGACTCCACCAAACTAATAGCGGAATTTACAGCTCGCAAGAAAGCCCTGAATGGATAAGTTACTTCGGTTCCGAATCGACGGTCGGGCCGTACCAAAAGGGCGACCACGCATGACCAAAATGGGTGGAGTCTACACACCCAAAACAACCGTCGATTACGAGAAACTAGTCGCAGCTGCGTGGAACGAGAAGTTCGGCATGCTTGCGCTGAACGGTCGCCTCCGGGTAACAATCAACGTTCACACAGATCGTCACGCCAAACAAGACGTGGACAACCTCGCCAAGTCCATCCTCGACGGAATGCAACGTGCCGGGGCATTCGTAGACGGCGACGAACAAGTCTATTCACTCGGCATCATCAAACACGCCAGCACAACCGATTTGGGCGTGTGGGTATCGGTCACCAAGTTTGATCACTATGATGACCACTAATCGCTAGCACGATTCCCCTACAACTTCCCCCGGTCCTGTGCTAGCAGGCCGGGGGATTCCAATTGGAGTCCAACATGGATCAACAACACCACCACCACCATTGGTTACAGGTCGGCGAAAAGACCACGTTCCAATGCGTCATCTGCTGGATAAAAAAGTGAGTTTCAAACTCGTAAAAAAAATTATCCAGTCCGACCGTGTCGATGGCATGCACAAACTCATTCTCATAATCCTCGCCGATTATGTGAACGAGTCCAAAGGAAACGCCGCATGGCCCAGCGTCACCACAGTCGCACTTAAAGCCGGGGCCAGCATTCGGCATGCCCGGCGAATCATCCGCGAACTCGAAGCCGAAGGCGTTCTCAAAACGACTCGACAGGCAGGTTTGCGTGGCACAAATAAGTACGTTATTGATGTGGATACTCCTGTGGATAAAGACACAGGGGCGGACATGGGTGTCCTCCCTAGGGCGGACATTTACGACACCAAGGGCGGACATTTGAGACATGTAGGGGCGGACATGGGTGTCCGCCGAATAGATAAAGAACAGATAAGAATAGATACGTTCGACCGCGCCGCGCCCTCCGGGCAGGCGGCTGCGGTCTCACTACAGAATGATGATCCAAATGTTGCGACGGTCGCCCAAGCCTACGGCGGCGACACGCCACAATGCCAAGAACACACCACGCTACAATTGCAATGCAAAAACTGCTACGCTTACCAAGTAAGCAAATGGAGAAAGGAACCCCTAACATGATTACTCCACCACCCAAGGTCATCGGCGCAATGAAGCACCTATTGCTCGAACTCGAAAAAGTTGGGGCCATCAACCTCATCGACCGCGAACACCTCATCCGCGAATACGTCATCGGCAGGATCATCGGATTCGGCCACCTCGCCGAATACCTCTTGGCAACAGGCGCAATCGGATTACACAACCACGACCAAATCATCCGATACGGTCGACGCTACGGCGAAAACAGATAAGGAAAACAGAACATGGCATTCATCAAAGTAGAAGGTATCGTCGACAAACCACTCGGCGACCGCGGCTTCATCCTCCTCGAAACAATCCGACTAAACGACGGCCGCACATTCGACAAGAAATGGAAAGTCTGGGCAATCCCAACACCAGAATTCTCCAGCTTCGTCGAAGTCACCGGGGAACTATCCACCAAAATCAACGAATACGAAATGGGCGGCGAAACCAGGCGCAACATTGATCTCAACGTCAACAACCCAGTCGTCAAAGTTATCCGTGGACCCGAAGTCGCAGCGCCCGACGTGAACACCGAATGGGCAACCGCACCAACCACACAGGCAGCACCGTTCTAATGGCTAAATCGTACAAAATGCGCATGTACCAGCGACGACTCTGGCAACACCGCACCCGAATCGCCATCACCACCATTGCGCTATGGTTCGCCATCATCGCAACCATCCTCGTCATCGCGGAGTGGATCTCATGAACCTCGAAGCAATGCTCAACACCGTCACTCAACCACGCACCAAACAATGCAAACTCAACGTCTGGCTAACCACCCTCAACGAGGACGACCGCAACGCATTCTGGCGAGCCATGGATAACGAGAACATTCCACTTCGACACATCTGGAAAACCATTCAGGCCGTCGGATGCCCCAACCAAGAATCATCAGTCCGGTCACACCGACGCGGCGACTGCAAAACCTGCGAAAGGCAAATCAACAATGGCTAGCATGTACGAACTCGAAAAAACCGTCGAAACCATCGTCGCCCAAACCCGTGTACTCTGCGAGCTCATGGGCATTGACCCAATCCCAATGCCCGGCGACATCGAACCAACCAACGAAACCATCGAGGAACTAACCGACCCCGATGCTTGACGATCTACTGAATACCCCACAGCCCCCGACGACTCCTGAACGTCGGGGTGCTGCGGTGTTCAGCCAAGAATGGAACGCAACCGGAGACGAATCAATCGTCACCACAATCAGCGACACCGAAGTCGCACACGAACAACTACACGACTTCATCACCCAACGCGGCGGAATCATCCCCGAAGGCTCTGTGGCCACAATGCTCACCGCCAAATACAACCCAAACGCATGGACACGCGACAAACCGTTCGACGACTCCGGGCGACAAGCCCCAGCCGTCACACGCGGCGCATGGTCATACACATTCAAAATCAGCAAACGAATAGACCGCCAATCCCTAGTTGACGATCTAATCCACCTCACCAAAAGAAAGGCAGCAAAACGTGTTGAACAAAAAACTGATGAACTCTTTGTCTTTGCCATGGGAGACTCTCAACTTGGCAAACCCGACGGAGACGGAACCAAAGGAATCATTACCGCGTGGGCGCAGAGCCTCGACCGGGCAGCTGCCGACTGGACCCGAATGGGAAAACCCTCGGTACTTATTGCAGGTCTCGGAGACCATCTGGAAGGAAATCAAAGC